TCCGCCGGACCGCCTTTGAAGCCTTCCCTCGGGCCCAACAGGGTCTCATAGAACCGGGGACCAAACACACTGCGGCCCAGATCTTTGCTGTCAGGATTGCATATGCCGTGGAAAGGTTATCCATCTCAACGCCAAAAGCAGCTGCTGTTGGTATGACTTTTCCAAGGGAGGAAGCCAATTCATTCACAGAGGTTTTCCCTTTGTTCTGTGTAGTAATCAGGTAATCACTAAGCTGCCCCGTTTCCTTTATGTCCAGGTTATAGGCGTTTATTGCCGTTGTCAGCACATCCACTGATGTTGCCGCACTGGTAAAGCCCCCTGCGGCAAGTTTATTTGCATCTGCAACAAACGCAACAGATTCCGCCGTATCCACAGAAGCAGATATTGCCTGGTATGTTGCTTCGGAAAGGTCTGCCGCGGCAACCCCTGTGTCATCTGACAGTCGCAGTATACTGTCATGGGTTACCCCCATAGACATTGCGGCAGTGTCAGCAATTGTTTCAACTTTTTTCAGGCTTTTTTCATACTCTGATGCTGCCGCAGAACATTCCATAAATTCTTCACAAAGTTCGCCAAGGGCTTTCCCGATCCCAGCAGCCACAATAACCTGCTCCAGCCCCTCCAAGGAATCTGCCACACCCTTCGTTTCCTCGCTAAACCCTTCCATTGGCTCCTTTGCGCCTTCTGCCCCTTTTCCAAGGCCTTCCATCCCTTTTTTAGCTTTTTCCGTGCTGCCACCAAGCTTATCAAGCTTCTCCTTAGCCTTCCCACCGCTGCTTCCAAGGCCTTTTAATTCCTGTTCTGCTGCCTTTACGCTCTGCTCAAGGGATGGGTCTAACCGCCCTGCAATCGTAATGTCGACAGATGTATCTTTCCCTGCCGCCAAAGTAACACCTCCTCTAGGTTCTGCTTAAGCTTGCTATGTCATCCACAATCTCGCACAGTTCTGGGATGGGCAAATCCATAATCCGTAAGAAATCAGTATTTGTTTCCATCCCTGTTTTTATGGCCACTTTCCGCCATTCCCTGCCATCCCCTGGGACTAATCCGGCATAAAAAAAGCACGCCTGACTGCTGTCTCAACTTTCAAGAAGTCCGAAGCCCTCATTTTATAGAAAAACTCTAATGGGAGCTTCGTGACATGTGTTGCCACACATACGGCATACAGCGTGGACAGGATTGGATTGGCCGGCCTTTCTTCCTTTAGCCGTTCATACATCCGGTCTATGCTTATTTTTTCTTTCGTGGTAAGTTCCCAGGCTCCCTCCAGTTCCACGCCCCTATATTCCTTCCCTTCAAAATGGTATGGTTTGTCAAATTCTATATAATGGATGCTTTCCCCCTTTTCGGATGCCTTTTCCTGTCCTACGTTCACATCTGCTGTTTTTGTTCCTTCCATGTTTTCCTCCTTTTCCTAGCACAGTTTCCTTAAATTTTTAAGGATGTCCTCCCCGTTAACTGTGCATATACTGTTAAATTTGTCTAGCTCAAAAACTTTAGTGCCGTCAATTTCAATGCAGAAATAGATTGCCTCAATACTAACCCCGGAATCCATAGTCTGCCCTAGGGCAATTTTCCCAGGGGAAAGCTTGGACCCCATCCCCCGGGCTGTCACAACAATCCCCTTGTCTTCCATGTCCCCGGTTGATTCATCCAGCCACAGGATGCCTCCCCGGATTTTTACCGTGGCATACTTCCGCCCTATGAACAGTTCCGTTGCTTTTTCACTAAGCATACGGAACGGGATGTCCACTGTCAGCGATTCATACATCCCCGGCACTGGCACCTTTACATTCCCCAGAATCCCAGAACCTTCTATTTCAGCCGTTTTTGGCGCTAAATCTGGCAGGGTGATTTCCTTCCAGTCCCCAACCAGTTCATCTTTCCCATTGTAAATATTATAGTTATGTATGATTAAGCCCCGCATCACACCGCCCCTTTCCTTATGCAGCTGCAAAATATTCCGCCAGAATTGTCGGGTCATATTCAAATTCCCCTACAATGTATTCTCCTGGCGTAAAAAAAGCCACCTTTAACCCAAAAATAATTTTCCCGTCCAGTATCTGGCTTACTGGATTCTGGCTGTTGTCAAACGTAATCCCCCCGCCTGCTATTTTCCCGTCAGCAAACAGGGAGGAATACCACATATTTTCCTGCTCAACGATGGTCTGTGTCAGCCGTAAGTTTGCTGGGTCGTCCACCTCATTGAAATAAGCCCTTACCCAATGGTTTTGACAGTAAGTCATCATACGCCTACAGTTAAGCCACCTGTCCTTTGGGTCTTTTACAGATGGGTAAGCCGCCGTATTGTTCCCCCACATCCTCCAACCATCAAAGTTCAGGGCTGTGATGACGCCAGCGCCATTCACTGCATTTGCCTGTGTCATTTTCAGCAATACCTCTGTATTATTTTTGTCATCCAGCACAAGCCCATTTATAGCTACTTTTTTATTAGATGGCGACTTATAAGGGATATCGCCATTCTTGATATCGGTTTCCGCTGCCACAGCCGCAAAAACCGCAGATAAGTGGAGCGTAAGCCCGCCAGCCTTTGCCATCGGCCACAGCACTGCCTGGTGTGTGCCAGACATAGCACTTTCTTCTTTCTTCTCTTGTACCTGTGTATATAATGTAGCCCCATCCTGCGTAGAATCCAAGTCTGCCGCGCTTTCACATCCAAATACCCCATTTATATATGTGCTTTTGGCCTGCATGGCCGCAGCTACTTCTGGGACAGATGACCAGCCTGGGCATACAATGATGTTTGGTACAACACCAAGCAACGGAAATACGTCCTCAATGCATTCGAGCCCTGCATTCCGCCCTGTTGCAGCGTCATATCCCCCTATAATGTCCCCTGCCGTGACAGCCTCCGGGTCTATGCTTTTGCTCTTTACAATAATGTCACTGACAGAAAGGTCGGACATTGACACCAGCAGGTACCCATCCCCATCGAAAGAAAGTACATAATCGGTATCCCTTTCCAGTTCCCGGCTTCCGGCAAAAACAGATGTTTCCGGCCGTAACACCCCTGTTACTTCCAGCCTTGCCACCCCATCCACAACTTTCAGTTCTGCATCTTCATTCTCTTTCACATGCCTCTTTGGGTCCAGCACATTAAGCAGGATAACCGGTGCTACGGCACATATATTAAAAGAGGCATAAACAGACTGGCACAGGGTGTAGCGGAACTTTGATTTATCTGTACGGCTTCGCCCCCAGTCAAGTGTAAACCCTGCTGCCCTGTCGGCCTCTTCCCTTTTTGTCACAAGGAACGGCACATTCGTGGCACTGCATGGGTCGTCCAATAGGTTGACAGGGGCAGAGCCTACAACAAATTGTATGGCAGATGCCCCACTTTTTGGAACTGGAAGCTTTGTTTCATTTTCAACAACCCCCATCCCGTGGCTATATTCTGTATTGTCCATCCTATTTGTCCCCCTTCTTTCTTTTTTCTGCTTCTTTTTCAGCCATTTTAAATATTTCCCTGTATGCTCCCCCTGACAGCATGGAGCAGTTTACCTGCGGAAGTTTCTCTACTGGGATAAACAGCCTGCTAAGGGAGAGCATGCCTGCAATCCCCTTTTTTACCTCTTCCGGGACTCCCTGCCGGAATATTGTATTCCTAGAAACCACGCCTCTTAGTTCCGGTCCTATATAGACGCACTGGCCTTCTGGCAATGCCATCCCCTTTCCCTGTTTACTTTCCTGCGTTGTCCCTTCGCACTTGTTTACGCTTAAACTTTCTGTGCTTGCTTGTTTCCCTGCCTCTATAACCTTTTTTTCTTCTTTCTTTTCTGTTTTGCTTTCGCTCATGAATTCCTGCACTCCCTTCTATATGTTGGTGTGTCAAAATTTAAGGACAGCCCCCCGAAGTAATATGGGTGTGTGTCATCATCTGGGTCCTGTAGGCTCCATTCTACTGGAAACTGTAATATGAACTTTTTTGCCAGCAGGTTGTTTTTCTCAAACCTTTCTTCTACTTTTGATATGATTTGCAGCACATCCCTGTGCCCCTGCCTGTCACTGGAATCATCATAAATCCCTATTGCAAGCCCTGCCTGCACTGTATGGGCCATTAGGCCTTCTTGGATAACCCCATCTTGTACATATACGATAACGAAAGGGAAAAATTCGTCTGCCCTGTCACTGCTGAAATCCTGGAAGCTAGGCAGTCCCATCCCTATGCCTCCAGCTATATCATTTTCTGGTTTCTGTTCCGGAAGACGCTGCGTATATATGTTGATATCATGCCATTTCCCGTCCCTATTCTTTAACCGGTGCCCTTTTAATATAACCCCAAGTTCATCTGCAAGGCAGTCCTGCAATATCTGTGCAATCATTTTCCTAACATCCTCCCTATCTGCCTGTTCACCTCATTCCACAAGTCATTTTTTATATTTGGCTCCACTGTCCCATAAACATCTACATCCTTTAACATTTCTGGAACAGACGGGCCATAATTCTGTTCAATCGGGTATGCGCTTCCTCCTTTTCTCTGGAAAATGCCCTTTAACGTCTTTGTCGCCTTCTCTTCCGTATTTGTATCCGCTTTTCTTGTTTTTCCCCCATGATTTCCTTTCCCTATTGCAAAACCTATCACAAAAGCCTTTCCATGGTTCGGATTCGGCGCTTCAAATGTGCCTTTTACTTTTATCTGCGTTGTTGCACCCCTGCCCCCTTTTTTCCTTACATTTTTTTTAAACTTAAACCGTGTCAGGGGCAGCTCACGCCCTTTTGCTTTGATATGTGCTGTCAATGTTGCATTCGTTGCCTTGCTAATCCCCATTGCTTTATTGAATGCAGCCTTTTTAATGGTATATGTTTCCCTAGCCTTGTCATCCAAGCGTTTCCTGGCTTTTCCTGCTGTATCATTGACTGCATTTCTTAATACGCTTCTGCTTTGCTTTGTCACCTTATGTAACACAGCATACGCCTTACTTAGGTCAACTGCCTTATCCACCCGCCCATTCATCCTGGTTCCCCCCTTGTTATTTTGCGTTCCCTCTTAGGGATTCCATAATTATCCTTAACATGCCGCATTCATTCGCTGCTCCGCCAACCAGGAAAGAAACCCCATCCACAGTAATCCGGCTTCCATATGCAGGCTTTCTCCCGAATTCAGATGCCTTGGCATATATCACTATCTGTTCTGCCTGCATCCCTTCATGAAATGCCCCCTGGAATCTTGTTTTGCCCAGACTTTCATTTCCATCCACCATGATAAGCATTTTCTTCCCATTAACAGTATGTTCCTCAAAAAATTCATCCCTATTTGCGAATACATTTTCTATGTCTTGTATGATATCTTCCTTAAATTTACCCATCCTATCCATCCTGTCCTTCATATCTCTCTTCCTGGTGATTTAAAACTGCCTCTTTCAGTTCATCCAGCCTCTGGTTCTCATTCAGG